CAGACTGGAACGACGTGGTGATCGGTGAGCAGGAGAACATGAAGGTCGACTTCTCCCGAGAGGCTACCTACAAGGACGCCGGCGGCAACCTGGTGTCTGCGTTCTCCCGCAACCAGTCCGTGGTTCGCGTGGTGGCTGAGCACGATATCGGCTTCCGTCACCTGGAAGGTCTGGTACTGGGTACCGGCGTTACCTGGTAATCCCGTGGCGGCGTTCTGCCGCCACTCACTTTTTCAATTTCAGGAGTAACAGCCATGGCTGAGCAAACTAAAAAAGCGGAAGACGCGCCGAAGACCGATAAGGTGCTGATCACCTTCACCAAGCCCTGGAGCCGTTACAGCCGGGGTGATATTGCGGGGTTCAGTGCCGATGAAGCGGAGCGCCTGGTAAAAGGCAAGGTGGCCGTCAAAGGCACCAAGCTGCCGGCAACCAAAGCAGACCAGGAACCAGAGCCGAAAGCCTGACGGTATGCCGGCTTCGGCCGGCTGAGGAATCGCCCGAATGATCACAGTTGAAGATGCTAAAGCGCATTGCCGGATTGAGCATGGTGCTGAGGATGGCCTGCTCGAATCCCTGATTGCCGCTGCATTCCGGCAGATTGAGAACCGCACCGGCCAGGCATTCGAGCGGTTGGATAATGCGGAGATGGTGCTCGACTCCCTGCCGTCAGGCGGTGCTGGAATTGAGCTGCAGTGGACGCCGGTTCGCACTGTTAATGAGTTGGTGTTCCTGGACCCGCAGGGGGTTGAGCAAGCCATGCCGGCAGCTGAGCTTTCCCTGGATGCGCGCGGGGTTTACCCAAAGCTTTACCCGGTCACCGAATGGCCGGAAAGCAAGGCCCAGCGGGCCTCGGTAAAGGTGAGGGCAGATATTGGCTATGCCGAACTGCCTGCCGATGTGCGGGCCGCTGCGCTGCTGATCATAGGGCATCTCTACGAACATCGTGAGGCGGTTGTAATCGGCACGATTGCTACAGATCTGCCCATGGGTGTGGAGCTGCTGCTCGCGCCCTACGTTATCCATAGGGTGGGGTGATATGCAGGCCGGAAATCTGAAAGATCGCGTCACGTTGTACGGGGCCAGAACTGAAAACCCGGAGCCTGACTGGCCCTTGGTTGGCCAACTATGGGCTGGGTTCCAGGAGCCTCGCTCGGTTGCAAGGGGAGAGCAGGCTGGCATCCGGGCGGTGGGTAGCACTTACATTCAGGCGAGGTATCACCCGGATCTGGCCCAAGGGCAGATTATTCAGCGGGATGATGATTGGTACATCGTGGAATCGGTTGAACCGGGCCGCAGCCGCAGTGAGCTGGCAATCTCCGGCCGGCGCATCATCGGCCATGCCGCAACCTATCGGCAGATTAGTGAATCTGCTGAGGTGCCGGTTCTGGCTTTCCTCACCAGGGAAAACATTTATGTGGGGCCCATGAGTGAGCCCCGGCACCAGATTGAATTGTTTCAGCCGCAGCTGCCGTACCCCTGGGGCCGCCGTGGCGACACCGTCACTCTGCGCGGTACCACCTACACCGTGGATGGTGTGGTGGAGGGGAGTGATGATGGCGTAACGCTCACAGTGATGGTGACCAGCTGATGGCGCGGCCACGGTTAGATTTCGACCACAGGGGGCTTGTGAACTTTGTTGAGAAAACAGAGCAAATGCCCGCTGCTATTCGCAGGGCTTCCCGTCGCTCCCTCAATGATCAGGCAAGGGATAGTAAGCGGGAACTGTCTAGTCAAATCTCAACCGATGGTATTTCCAGAGCCAAAGCGGGTGGCCAGATCGAAGTCCGTCGGGCCACGAACAAAAAGCAAGTTGCGGTGCTTCGCCCAACTAGCCGGCGCATCCCATTCAAGTACTGGAAAACAACCGTAAAGCCAACGGACAGCACTGGTACGCGCGCCAGTGTCTGGATCAGAAAAGATGGCCAGTTAATGCGGGTTTGGGGCTTTGTGAACCCCAAAAGCAAGAAGCGGCGGATTCTGACCCGGTACCGCAAGGCGGGTGAAGATCGAATCAGAGATGCAGCAGGCCACAGTATCAAGCTTCACTTCCAGGCAGCTATTGCCGATGGCCGGTACTTGAGTGCAGTGAAGGATGATCTGTCCAGGCGCTGGATTGACTACTTCAACGAAGAGCTGAAGAAATGACCGACAAAGCCAAAGCCACCCTGGTAATAGATGAACTGATTGCCCGGCTGAATGAAATCAGCCCTGCCAACGGCTACTTCCATAGTCTGCCGAAGCCGGTGATGGATGATGACCCAGCCCTGTATTTCGATCAGCACACTGCGTTGCCCTGCATGGGCATCCGCAATATCAGCGACCGGGTAACCACCCAGTCCCGAACCGCCACCAACCAGACGCGCACGGTAGAAATTGTGGCCTATGTAGAGCGCCAGCCAGATGGCCGCGCCAACCAGGACAAGCTGCTGCAGGATATCTACCGAACCATCTTCAGACCGGAGAGCCTCAAGCTCAATGGTCTGGCAGTCGAGATCGAAGCCGGCGAGGCTCAGCTCGACGATGTTGAACTCGGCACCAAGATCCTCCCGATCTACCTGCCGATCACCCTTACGTACAACACCCTGAACTGGAGATAAACCATGTCCTATAAAGACACTGGCCTGATTTTCGCCGGCAACATCTACATGGCGACTATCGTGGATGGCGTGCCAACAGACTTTGCTGGCCCCATCAACGTTACCCAGTTGGAGCTCACTCCTCCATCACCGGAAACCATCGACCGCACCAGTTATCAGCGCGATACCTACGGGCAAGTGCTGGACTCCGTAAACCTGCCAGGTGAAGCGCCGCGCATGGTAATGGCGTTCGACTCGCTCCCGGCTGCACTGCTGGCAGACGCCCTGGCAGGTACCACGGAAGATTACACCACCAGCGTGCAGACCGTGACCGCTGAGGCAATGACACTGAAAGAGGGGGTTTGGCAGAAGCTGCCTTACCCGAACGTGGATGTTGCCAGCCTGGCTGTGACTCTGGAATCAGACGGTACTACCGAGCTGGTGCGTGGCACCGATTATGACGTGGAAGCTGTGAGCGGTTTGATTCGCGCGCTCAATTCAAACGGGGCTGCTGCAGTGACTATCGATTTCGATACTGAAGCATCAACTGGCCAGCGCATTCTGGGTGCCACTGAGATCACTAAGAAACGCCAGATCATCATGGATGGCCAGAACCTGGTTACCGGCAAAGCTGCCAGCGTGACCATCTTCAGCGCATCGTTCAGTGCCGGCCAGGCAGTGGATCTGATGGCCCGGGAATTCATCACCGGTACCCTTGAGGGAACCATGACCACGCCGGAAGGCAAGAACAGTCCTTATGAAATCGTGATGAAGGACTGACCATCATCTCGGGCGGGCTACCCGCCCAATACAACACCAGTGATACCAGGAGAACGCCATGAGTAAGGCACCAGAGAAAGTTGAAGCCGTGCTGAAAAAGCCGCACCGCCATAAAGGCCTGGAGCACCCTGTCGGTGCAAAGGTTGAGCTCACCAAAGCCCAGGCAGAGCGCCTGACACGGCGCGAAGTTATCTAACCACCTCGTGAGAATGGCACCCCGCTTCGGCGGGGTTTTTCGTATTTGGAGCACCCATGGCAGCCCAGAAGCAAGAAGTTGAACTGCTCATCAAAGCCGGTACCGAGGGCCTGAAGTCTATCGGCCAGCTGGTGAAAGAGCTGGAAGCCCTGGGTGAAGACACTGGTGAGGCGAGTGCTCAGCTTGAAGGCCTGGCAGGGAGCCTGGCAGAGCTGAAAAGCCAGCAGGCTCTGGTTAAGCAGTTTGCTGACCTGAAGAGCGAAACCCGCGATCTGGCGAAGCAGCAAGAAGAGGCGAAGGCCCGGGCAACGGCTTTGGGCAAGGCTCTGGCTGAAACTGAAAACCCCACCAAGGCCCAGCGTAAAGAGTTTGAGCAGGCCAGAAAGGCCTCAAAGACTGCAGGTGATGCCTGGCTGGAGAACCAGCAGCAGCTGAACAAACTGCGTGGCGAGCTGGATGAATCTGGCATCAGTACCAAAGATCTCGCAGGCGAGCAGGTCCGGATTAAAAAGGAAATCTCCGGAGTTAATGGTGAGGCGTCAGCTCTTACTGGCGAGCTGACCGAGATGCGCGACAGTGCCCAGCAGGCAGCCAAGGGCACCAGCGAGGCAGCGGACAGCGCCGAAGACCTCGGCGAAAAAGCCGACAAATCCAGCGGCCTGCTCAGCAAACTCGGCTCCGGCCTCAAAACCGTAGCCGCCGGCGCCACGGCCCTCATTGCCGGCATCGGCGCATCCGCTGCAACTCTTACCGTATTTTCCCGCGGCCAGGCCTCACTGGCCGACGAGCTCACCAACACCGCCAACGCCATTGGCGTAAACCGTGAGGCTCTGCAGGTCTGGCAGATCGCCGGCGAACGGGTGGGGCTGACCGGAGACAAGGTCACCGACATCCTGCGCAGCGTTACCGAGCGCTTGGGTGAGTTTGCGGCCACCGGTGGTGGCGAAGCTGCCCAGGTGATGGAGCGCCTGAACCTGCAGATTGAGGACTTCGAAGGGTTGGCGCCCGATGAGCAGATGCTCAAGTTTGCTCAGGCCATCGAAAGCCTGCCGAAAGCAGAACAGGTAGCCCTGCTGGAAAAGCTCGGCAGCGATGCCAGCCAACTGCAGCCCCTGCTGGAAAACAACGCCGCTGGCTTGCAGGCCATCAAAGCCGCCGCCGAGGAAGAGGGCGCTATCTATACAGACGAGGAGCTGGACAAGCTCCTCAAAGCCAATGACATCTACAACGATATCACCCTGAAAATTCAGGGCCTGACCCGCCGAATCGGTGCCGAGCTTGCCCCGGTGGTTGCCGATGCCACGGACAAGGTGATGGATCTGTTTGACCAGAACGAAATGGGCGAAAAGCTCATCGATCTGTTCAAACGCCTCACGGACTGGGGCGCCGATATGGCGGCCAAACTGGTGGAAAATGCGGACAGCATCTCGGCAGGATTCGGCACACTTTGGGATACGCTCCAAACCGGTGCCAGCGTGGTGGTGGCGGCATTTCGTGGCCTGCAAACGATAGTTGCCGGTTTCCTGGCAATTACCAGTGCAGGTTTTTCCAACCTCATGAGTGCGGCCCAAGGCCTGGCGTTTGCGCTCAACAAAGTCGGCATTGTCAGCGATGAGGCCTATAGCAACATCAAGGCCAAGGCCGAAGCTGCCCGGGCGACTACTGCTGACCTCGCCCGTAAAACGGCAGAGTACGGCCGCAAGGCCATTGAGGCCGGAAAAGGTGTTGTTGGCGCCTTTGATGACTCTGCCGAGTCCGGAAAGAAGCTGCAGGAAGAGACCGAAAAGGGAGTCGGCACGCTCACTACTCTGGCCCAGAATGTCAAAACGACGATGGATTCTGCTGGCGAGTCCACTGCGGAGGCCCGCAAGGGCGCCAAAGAACTCGAAAAAGCCTATGAGGAGCTGGGTGTAACCTCCCAGACCGAACTGGAAGAAGTCGCCGAAAAAGCAAAAGCAGCTTTTCTCGCCATTGAGCAAAATGGAGATGCAACGCAACGAGAGATTTCCGAAGCCTTCAAAGCATACGCTCAGGCTGTTATCGCAACCGGCAATGAAGCTGAGATCCGGGCGCTGAAAACAGCGGCTGCCGTGCGAGGGTTGTACGGCGATCTGCAGCAGTTGCAACAGCAAGAGAATGTCGGCTCAGAAATAGGAAGCGGGTTTGACGATGCCGGCGAATCTATCAAAAACGCTGGCGACGAAGCTGAGGAAACAGCCGAAAAAACGAAAGAGGTCGGAGACGAAGCCGAGTATGCAGCCAAACGGTCCGCCGCCTTCGGATCCTTTTTCTCCGCCATCATGACCCAGGCCCGGGAGGCCGTAAGCGCGCTCTCCATCGCCGCCCGTAACCTGTTTGAGCGCCGCATCGGCGGGAACGAAATCGCCAGCGCCGCCGAGACCACCGAGGAAGCGCTCGAGCGCGTTCAATCCCGGCTAACCGAAGTCAACGCATCCATCATGAAAGCCCAGGGATGGCTGACCCGATGGGCGCTGGAAACCGAGGAAACCTCGCTCATTGTTCAAAAGGAATTCTACGAGCAGGCCCTGGCCGCCGAACGCATGCAGCAGCAGGTGGAGGCTGGGGTCTACTCCCTGCAGGACCTCGAATACCTGGCGAAGAAAGCGGAGAGCCGGTTCAATCTGCTGGATCAGCAGGATCTGGCCGGCCTGAACGGCGCCATCGATGCCGCCAAACAAAAACTGCAATCCCTAACCGCCACCGCAGACAGCACCCTAAGCAGCCTGCGCCAGCGCCTCGCGGACATCCGTGGCGACACCGAAGAAGCCCAGCGCATCCAGTACGAAACCGAACGCCAACGCCTGCAAGAACAGCTCAAGCTTGCCCAGCAGGCCGGCGCCGATGAAGCCGCCGCCGACTACCAGCAATCGCTGGACACTCTCGAACAAATCTACAAGATCGAACAGCGCAACCGCCGGGAAGAACAGAACGCCCGTGAGCGTGAAGCGGCGGACCGATCGCGTGAGCAGCAGCTGGCGGAGATTGAAAGGCAGCGGGCGGAGCGGGAGCTGAACCAGCCCACCCAGCGCACCACCCAGAACCGCACCGAAACCGTTAAAACCATCACCGTTACCTTGGGCGGCCAGGATTTCCGCGTTCTGGCCAGCGACGAAGACGCCCTTCTGCGGGCCCTGGAAAACGCACGGAGTACCGCACTGTGATCACCCTATCCGATGGCACCAGCACCGTAGAACTGCCAGAAGACCTGGACTGGACAGACCGCTACTGGTCCCCGGTGTCGCAAAGCTTCACCCGCAGCGTAACCGGCAAAGCCATCATTCAGGTGGCTGCGGCGCAGCTTGGCCAGCCGATCACACTGCAGGCGCCGGACCGGGGCGGCTGGATGCCGGCAACGAAAGAGCCCCAGATCATCGCCTGGCACAACGCGCCGGGCCAAAAGCTCGCCCTCGATTTCCATGGCGAGACCCACACCGTTCAGTTCCGCCATCATGATGGCCTGGGCTACGAAAGCACGCCGCTGCGCTTCCAGATCAACCCCGGCCCAGACCACCGGGTAATTCCCACATTCCGATTCATCACCGTGGAGCCGTAATCCATGCCAATTCAAGAGCAGAACATTAAATTCCTGGCCAGCCAGGTCATGGACGACGTACCCGAGGGCGGCGGCGCTGCCACCGGCAACGAAATCCCGGACGGCGTGATGAACAACGTGTTCGAGGACACTTCAGACCTCGACAGGGCCATGGGCCGATTCAACCTGCGCAAGCTATTTCTGGCCGTCCGGACCCTGAGCACCGACCTGTTCGGCGGCGCGAAAACCGTGGTCACCGCCCTGCCGGAAGACCCGGCCATCGGATACACCCTATTCACCACAGATGACCCGTTCGACACCCGGGATCAGGCCGCCAACCGAGTGGAAGCGTATCTGTTCAAGGGGCCGATGTGGGCCGGCGGGCTATACGAAAACCACATCGAAGGCATGCGCCAGATCCGCATTATTCAGCGCCCCGACACCGCTGTGCCGCCGCGCGGGAAAACCCTGTGCCTGGTCAGCAACGAGGGCCTCAGCAACGAGACAGAGCAGTATGTCCGGGTGACCGAAGTGAGCGCCGAGATCCAGCTGTTTTACGACGCACAGACAGGGAAGGACTTCCCGGCCCTGATCGTAACAGCGGACCTGTCCGACGCCCTGCGGCACGACTTCGACGGCCACACCCCAAACCGGTCCTTCAGCTACAACTACGACAGCGGCAAAGCCCGGCTCCGGGACACCACCGTGGCCGACGCCACCCAATACTTCGGCGCCCAGCGCCTGTCTCAGACAGCATCCCTGGGCAGCAAAACCCTGCGCGCGAACAGCATGTTCACCCAGCTGGTGCCCGCCGCCCAGAGCGAAGAACCGCTGGCCAGCCAGATGCTGAACCCCGAGCTGGTGCAGAGCATTGAAGCCGGCACCCGCACCGTGGACGTGCCGCAGCAAGCGCACACCCTGGCCCGGCAAGTAACCGCTGAGAACCGCCGGCTTAACTGGATCGAAACCCTGGCCCCGGTGCCAGCGCCGGGGGCTTACACGGTCACCTACATGGCCCAGGGCAACTGGTACACCCTGACCGACGATGGCGAGGGCGCCGTTCGCGGATCAGACCCCGGACACGGCACCGGCACGATTGACTACACCAACGGCAACGTGACCCTGACCACCGGCGCCCTGCCGGACGTTGGCAGCCAGATCATCTACACCTACGGCTCCCGGGTACACTACGAAGTGCGGAGCGGCACAGAGGCCATCAACGCCGACCAGGCCGCGGTCAACTTTGCCGTGGAGAACACCCCGGTCAAGGCCGACACCGTCACCCTGACCTGGACCGCCGGGGGAGAAACCAAAACCGCCACCAGCGACGCCCTGGGCACGATAACCGGGGGCGCCACCGGGAGTATTGACCCAACCACCGGCGAAGGCGAAATCATCGTCACCACCCTGCCAGACCGGGGCGCCGACCTGGCCATCGCCTACCAGTGGCTGGAGGCCACCGACCCAAGCAAGACCGCAAGCAAAACCGAAAGCCTGCCGTCGGCCAGCCCGATTACTACCAGCGAGGGCATCAAGGACCAGAGCCTGCGGCTGGCCTTTGGCATCGTATCGGTAATAGGTAATGCTATGGGCTACCTAACCGCAGTCAACCGAGCGGGGGATTTGATTCTGCCACCGCAGAGAATTGAAGGGCCATACGGCAAATATTACCGGGTAGCCAGTGAGATCATCATCGGCACCGTCGCCGATGACACCATCACCATAAACAACAGCTCGATAGTTCTGAGTTACCAGAAGTGGGGGCTGGCGGGCTGGCACGAGGCCCCCATACAAGTAGAGGTGGATCTGACCAAGGACGTCACCGCCACCTATATCCCGGAGGCCATCGCCACCACCGCCAACACCACCACCGAAACCAGTGCTATCACGGCGCTGACCCTGGACCTGGTACCAAACACCGCCGACGCCATCGTGCCCGACTCCGTGCGTTTCACCCTGGGCGGCAAAATCTACGACGACCGCAGCGGCAACCTGCTGACCGATATAGACCCCGGCACCGGCAGCGGGCTGGCGGCAGGCTCGATAGACTACGAAGCCGGCACCGCAGAGGTAACCTTCTGGGAAGACGGCCAGCCCACCGGGTTTGATGTAACCAGCTGCCTGACCGTGTACGGCGAATGGACCGCGCGCCAAGGCTTTTTCCGAACCCCCAGCGCCCCGCTCAAGCCCGAAAGCCTGCAGATCATCGGCACCGCCGAGGACGGCGAACAGATCATCGCGCTGGCGGACCAAAACGGCGAGTTCAACCACGAGTGGCTGCAAGGCACGGTCAACTACACCTTCGGCACCGCCGCCGTGACCTTTGGGAAATGGGTAGACGACGCAAGCCTGACGCCGGAAGAAAAAGAGGAAGACTGGTATGACCCCGCCAACGTCGAAAATGGCGAGATATACAAGCCCAAGCCCATGATCACCAGCACCCTGCGCTATAACGCGGTCGCGTTTACTTACCTGCCGCTTGACGCCGATATAGTAGGCATCGACGCCGTGCGCCTACCAGCCGATGGCCGAGTGCCCATCTTCCGGCCCGGCAACATCGTGATGGTGATGCACCCCAGCGAAACCACCCCGCAAACCGTGACCACCGGCGGCACCATCGCCACCCGGCCCCGCGTGGCCTGGGTGCGGGTAATCGACGCCAACGGGGAGCAGGTGACCGAGGGCTACAGCCTGGACCGCGCCACCGGCACCGTGACCTTTGATGACGTAACCGGCATCGCCATGCCCGTGACCGTAAAGCACACCGTCGGCGACCTGCGCCTGGTGACAGACGCTCAGATCACCGGCGACCTGACCCTGAGCCGAGAGCTGACCCACGACTACCCCGCCGGGGAATCCATCGTAGCCAGCTGCCTGATTCATGGAGACCGCCGCGCGCGGGTATCCGCAACCTGGGACCAAACGAACTGGAACGGCACCTGGTCAGACGCCCGCCAGGGTGACGAGGCCACCGCCACGCTCAACCTGATCGACCACCCGATCACGGTCACCAATGAGGGCTGCGATACAGATCGCTGGATTTTCCGCTGCACCAACGCCAGCAGCAACAGCTGGGAGCTGATAAGCGAAAGGCGGGGGCTGGTATGGCGGGGCACCTACACCCAGACCGGCGACGACATCGCCCCGATAAACCCCCGTACCCGAGACGAAAACGGAGCCGGCGGCGTCCCATACATGACCATTCCGGCAGCTGCCAATGGGGGCGGCTGGAGCAATGGCAACGTGGTACGCATCAACACCGTGGGGGCGATTGCCGATTTCTGGATTGCCCGCGCCATCCAGCAAAGCGACGAACCTCTGGACGACGGCGCGGACGGCTGCGAAATCTACGCCCTCGGCAACATCGACAGACCGTAACGGAGGCAGCATGGACATATCACCCGAACACGAAGCGGATCGCGTAGAAGCGTCAAGGCTCCCTGCGCTGTACGCCAGCCTGGCCCGACTGCAGCAAGATGACCCGGAAGGCCCAACAGCCACCTTGTCCATCTACGGCGGCACCCGACCGGCGCCAGGTGGCGCTGCAGCCACCGCCCCCATCGTGACGCTCACCTTGGCACCCACGGCCGGCACGATAAACGACGAGCTGATCGAGCTCTACCTGGCCACCCCAATCTCAAGCCAGATCACCGGGGCAGACGAAACCGTCGGCACCGAACCCACATGGGCTCGCGTTGCCGATCCTGCGGGCGGATGGTGGGCCGACTGCAGCGTAACTGTGGAAGGCGGCGGCGGAGAGCTCGAGATGCCGCAAACCGGCGAAGAAAACGGCAGCCCGGTGGCCCGCCTGTACAACGGCGCCACCGCTTACGTCACCAGCGCAACATTCGGGGGATGACATGCAGATAACAGGAAACGCAACCGTCGCATCTGGCGGGCCGATTGACGCCGTGAGGGTTTTCGAGTGGCCCACCGGAGCCCTGGCGGCCATCGCTACGCCGGATGAAGGCGGCGACTGGACAGCCACTATCGAGACGACTGGCGATTATGGCGTCACCTACATAGCCGAGGGGCATCAGCCCATCACCCACGGCCCCTACTATATCGAAGCTGGCGGAGCAGCCCTCCCCGAGGTCATCGGCGAAGCGGCCGGGGGCGGCTTCTACGCCGGCGACATAGAGGACGGCGGGCAGTGGTACAAGTTGATCGTGGCAGATGTGGAGGCGGATGTTTACGGCTTGATCTGGGGAGGAAATGGCACAAATTTGCCGGCTGCCACCAGTACCACAAATGGACTGGCAAACACCGAAGCGATGCGAGGCAACAGTGAATTCGAGGCGGGCAACCACTGCCTGGACTGGCGTGGCGGCGGATTTGATGACTGGTACATGCCCGCCCGATCCGAGCTGCAGGTGATCTTTGAAAATCTGGGGCACGATAAAACACCTCCGTCGGGCTTTGAGAGTGGTGGTTCACAGGCCCTCCATGAGTCGCATTACAAGCGTGGTTCCGCAGCAATGACAGAGAAGACCGCGGCTACAAGAACAGCACGAACAATCGTGTGCGCCCCGTTCGCAGATTAGCCTTTACCCCTTAAACCTTTCAGCCCGCTGGCGGGCTGTGTTTTTTTGAGGATGAGATTTGAGCAAAGTTAAGCAGTTGCCGATATATCGGGCAGGGCGGGCATGAACTACGTCCCGCCCGAACTGACCGCTCCGGCCGTCCTCGAGGGCGGATACGCGCCCCCGGACCTGCTTGACCCGATCGTCATTGGCGCCCAGGGTCCAGCCGGGCCGATGGAGCTCGACCCCGTTGTGCTCAAGGGTGGATACCTGCCGCCGCCGCTAACCGAGCCGGTGGTGATAGGCGTGGACGTATCGCGCCTGACTGCAACGCTACCAGCCCCGGCGCCACCGCCACTGGCCCTGCAGGCTCTGGGGGGTTTGACCTTTGAGGGCGCTCTGACAGCGGCCCTGACAGCCCCGGCGCCACCGCCCGCCACCATGGCCGCCAAGGCAGTCATGGCGTCCCGCCTTGGCGCCCAGCTGACTGCGCCGGCTATGCCAGATCTAACCACTATCGGCCAGATGAGCCAGAATCTGGACCTGCCCGACAACGGAAGCGCCAGCATCCGCCCACGCCACCGCCCAAGCTACCCTGAAGCCAAGCTGGGCCTGCTCTTCCGGCAAAACCACGGGATGGACATCACCCTGCCGGCCGCATTGGCGCAGCAAGCCGCCCTCCAGGCACGCAATCGCCTGGAAGCGAGGCAGGCCCAGATGATCCGGTTTCAGCGGCCGATGGAGCAGGTCCACCAGCATGGCGAGGACCTGCGTGGCAACCTGGGCGCGCCCCATGCCGAGGCGGAGCGAACCCGGGAAAGCACCCGGGAGCGGCACCAGCATGGCATCAAGCGCAAGGGCAACAGCGGCATCCCCCACGCCGAAACCATAAAGCGCAGGAATTCGGTCAGGCTGGCGGAACAGCAGGGCCTGAAGTTCACCAAGGGCCTGGGCATTGGCAACCACAACGCCTGGCCAGCCGGCACCCGCCTTGAAGTTCGCTGGACCAAGGCAGGCCACCCGGCACCGGGCTATTGGTGGCCGCAGTACAAGCCACCGGGCTTGCACTTTGTCATGCCATGCGAGGGCGATTACCAGCCCCGCCCGCTGCACTGCGACGTTATCCTGGGGCCGGGCTACGAACCGCAGCCTCCCTGCGAGATCGAGCCGGAGCCGCCACACGAAACCATCGTCATCCCAACCCGGGAGATTTACACAGTGATAAACACCCTAACCCTGACCGAGCTGGACGGCAGCCCCGTCCCGGCCGAGGACTTCAGCGCCAGCATCGATGCCGACTCATGGACCTGGAGCTGGAACACCCGCATACCTGCCGACGCCCTGGCGCAAGTACGCCCGGACAGCACCACCCGCGTGGAACTGATCGCCACCATCAACGGCGAACCCCTGCGGGTACTTGTGGAAAATATCCAGCGGGAGCGCCGATTCGGGCAATCCTGGCTTCGGGTTTCAGGGCGGGGCAGAGCCGCGTTCCTGGCCGACCCCCTGGCACCGGTTACGCAGTACACCAACACCAGCGCCATGACGGCCCAGCAAGCCCTGGACGCCACCCTGACCGCCAACGGCGTGCCCATCGGCTGGACCGTAGACTGGCAGATCGAAGACTGGCAGATCCCGGCCGGCATTTGGAGCCACAGCGGCACCTGGATCGACGCCGCCAAGCGAATCGCCGAAGCCGGCGGCGCCTACGTTCAGAGCCACGACACCGACCAGACCCTGCGGATTCTGCCCCGGTACCCGACCGCCCCCTGGAACTGGAACAGCGCCACCCCGGACATTGCACTGCCGGAGGACGTGGTGGAAGTGGAAGGCATAGAGTGGCAGGAAAAACCGGACTATAACGCCGTCTGGGTACACGGCGGCGAACAGGGCCGAGCGGACCGGATCATCATCGGCAGCACCGGCGGCACCAACCCGGCACCAACCATCGTAGACGACCTGGCCACCGACCCAGCCATGACCCGCCAGCGAGGGCTGGCCATGCTGGGCGATACCGGCAAGCAAGCACAGATCAGCCTGCGCCTGCCGGTACTGCCCGAAACCGGAATGATACGGCCCGGCACCCTGATCGAATACCAGGAACAGGGCAACACCCGCCGCGGGCTGGTTCGCAGCCTGAGCATCAACCACAGCTGGCCGGAGCTATGGCAGACCATCGGAGTAGAAACCCATGAGTAACCTGTATAAGCGCCTGCTCGGATTGCTGCCGAGCGAACCTAGGGACAAAGGGGAGGTGATAGCGACCACCCCGGACGGGGCCATCGTGGAGCTAGTGACCGGCGCCCAGGTACGGGTAAGGGGCGCCGCCAGCGCTGGGGATCACGTTTTCATTCGCGGCCGCCAGATTGAGGGGCCAGCGCCGGCTTTGGGTGGGGTGGATCAGACTATTTAGTTGCAGCCTCTAGCGATGCCTTCACCTGAGCACAGGTCCACTCAGGCTCCCCTGTCAGCGTGGGCAGCCCCTCGTTTTTTAACTCTTCTGCGATCTCATCTGGGTTCAGGCCGTCGCCATGAAGATGCTTAATCAGCGATCTAATCGATTCGGCCTGTCTGGCCGGGGCTTTCCGGGGCCTGGCTACAGGCTTGATTGCGGACTTGGGCGGAGCAGTTGGGGCTGGCTTCGCCGGCTCGCTTTTCGGCGCCGGTGGTGGTGGAGCCTGAAGTTCAACAAGCTGCTTCAGATATTCGGCAGACTGGCGCGTATTGTTTTCGGAGTCCAGGAAGAGCTGGATAATCTCCGCGATCGAAACAAAGACCGCAAACGAGACAAGCGCTCCCACGCCCATCAGCATAACGACCCCGGTAATCCCGTCATCCTTTGCCATG